CCCGAATAGGACCGCTTTAGCTCGTCGAGGGTGACCTGCGTTTCCTTGCCATCTACTTTGACAGAAAACGTCGTTGGTGTCTCTGGGGCGTCGGTTTCTTCGCTTTCCTCATCCTCATCATCCTCGGCTTCAGGCTCTTCGCCGTCGTCCTCGGAATTGTCCGCGGCATCGGCCTCTTGGCCTTCATCATCCGCTTCAATTTTGTCCTCGACCTCTTCCTCTGCCGCCGTTTCTGGTTGGGCTTTCGGTTCGTCGTTCATAGGAGCAAGCAGGCTATCAACAGCCGCTTCAAGTGTATCAGTCGTTTGCACGGTCCCGATCCTGTTTTATCTCAACGGCCTCGGCGTCTAGTCGCGCTTGGAGGGCGTCGAGTATGAGTTGAACGGCGCGCACACTTTCATGTGCCGCCGCAACCCTGTTTATATCACAGGCTGCATTTAAAAACACCCCCACCGCATCATCGCGGATTTCGCCGATCACGGCTTGGAAAACGTGATCGGCGAGGAGTGATCTGGCTTCAGAAGCCCGCTGTTTGATTAGGGACAAATGGCATCCTCGGCATCTGTTGCTCGCGCTTAATGGCGTTCAGATCAAGCTGCACACCAGTTTTTGCGAGGAGTTCTGCGGCCTTAATCGCAAGGTCTTGAGCCATGCGATCCCGCTCCAAATCATCATCCATCCGCATCTTCTCGGCGTCAAGCTGCGTCTTGGCCATGTCAGCCTGCACGCGGGCCGACATCTTCATCTGTTCGGCCTGCAAGAAGGCTGCATTCGGATCGGACGGCTGCTGTTGCTGCTGACCCTGTGCGGCCTGCGCCGCCATTGCCAGCATCTGCTGTTCGATCTGCGGGTTCATCGGGTTGTAGTAGCGGTCGGCATTGTGGATGCCCGCCATGCCCAAGATGTCCGCCAGCGTGTTGCGGATGCCCGTCATGCTCACGATGCCGTTGGTCGGCCCGTAGGCCTGCCAGATTTGCATTTGGGTCTGCATGGTCATTTGCAGGGCCGCAATCCGATCCTCGCGGCGGTTGTTGCCCAAGCCGACGTTTGTGACCAGATCAAGGTCATTGGTCCACGAACGCGGATCGACCGGGACAAACTGGCCGTCCAGCCGCATCATCTCGTTCGGGTTTGGGTTGGCGCGGGCGATCTGGGCGATCAGGCGGAACATCTGCCGCATCCCGCCTTCGGCCAAGTTGCGGGCGATCAGTTCGGACACCGCAGACGCGGCCTGCACGGCGGCATTGACGCCAGCCGCGGTCTGCGACTGCAAGGCGTCGGCATCCATGCCCATAGCCGCGCCTGTCACGCCTGTCTTGGCACGGACAGCCTCGTCGTAGAACTGCAAGGCTGGCAGGGCCGCCGTGGCCGCGTTGCCGATGGAGAACTCGCGCAGGGCGTTGATGTCCTTAACCCGCACTACGCCGCCGATCTCGTTGTTGAGAAGGTCGTCCATGTTCACGAGGTTTTGAACGGCCATCACGCGGGGATTGTTGGCCATCGCCAGCCCGTCCAGAAGGCCGCGCAGGAGCGACGTTGCCGCGTCCTGATCTTCGGTCACAATCTCGGCCAGCGAGCGGCCAAAGAAGGTGTGCGGCTCAGGATCGACCTCAAAGATTGCGAACGGGATGTAGTCGCACAGTTCGTAGTCCAAGATTTCGTAATCGTTGCCCGCGCAGATGAACTTGTAAAGACGCGGAACGCCCGTGCCTTCGATGTCCATCTTCATGTAGGCTTCGGTGAACTGCACCTTCCGCATCGACGGGTCGGCTGCGTTTTCGTCGTCGTCGGTGTCATCCCAGCCACGGCGGGCCAGTTCTTCCTCGTCGTCAACCGTGCCATCGGCAGCGCCGCCAAGGTTGTAGACAGTCTCAAAGTCAAAGCCCATCGCCACCAGATCGCCGACGCGGGCCTCGCTGGTGTGGCCGCAGACGTAGAAGTCGTCAATGCTGACGGCCATGCGATCCACGAAGAAGTCCTCGGGGGCCACGCTCTGGATTTTGATCTGGCCCTTGGTGGACGTGCGGGCAACGCGCAGATCGTAGCTGGCCATGCGCGGCTGGATTTCCATGCCCATGTCGTCAATCACGGCCTCGGCGATGATTGTCTCCTCTTGCGAGAGGACTTCGCTTTCCGGGTCGTTTTCGATGAAGGCAAGCTGCTCTGGCGTCAGGTCGCTGTATTCGTCGATCTCAACGTGCTGCACCTCGTCGTAGTAGACCTTGGCCACGCCGACCTTTTTGATGAGGGCGTCATGGAAAACGTCAGACAGGATGCGGAAGCCGTTGTTGCGCTCGAAGATATACTTGGCGTATTTGGTCGCCTGATCGGCACCCATGACGGCCTGCGGTGTGTTCGGGATGAATTCCACCGGCTTGTCGGATTGCAGGAACACGCGCATCAGGGCGGGCTTGATGGCACGGATGGTGTCGCGCACCTTGGTTGCCACGACCCGTGAGCGGCCCTCTTCGAAGTCCACCACAGACTTGCCGTCGAAATACTTCTGCGCCTTGATGCGGTCGGGCGCGACTTCGGTTTCCACGAAGTCCACAGCCTCGCGCACCGCGCTGGTCACGGTGTTCTGGATTTCGTCTTCCGACAGGCTTTTCGGCTGCATCTGTGTCTCCGTTATTGTGCGAGAAGGCCGGGCAGGATGCGGCTTGCTTGAGTGATCGCGCCTCTAGGGTCGCGCAGCAATGCTTGCACCGGCGCAGACCGCATTGCAAGTTGGCCTGTAGCGGGAGCCAGCGCACCGGCAACACCACCCAAAACAGCACCAAGCGGGCCAAGGCCAGCGCCGATTGCGCCGCCAGCGCCAGCCGCGCCAAGAGCGGCAGGCAATGCTTCAGAGAAAGAGCGCACGCCGCCCGGAAGAACGGCAGGGGCCGGGCGCAAGGTTGCTGCCGCCGAGCGGGTAAAGTCGGTCATTGGCGTCGTGCGGCCAACGGCATAGTTTTCGCGGCCTTGGGCGCGGATCATCGACTGATTAAGCTGCGTCGGGGACAAAACGCCACCCTCTGCCGTTGCCCTAGAAGCAGCATCACGAACGCCGATGAAGTTGCGATAAGCCTCACGAGCCTTTGCAAGCGCGGCAATATCGTCAGCCCGGCCCGCAGTGGTCAGCGCCTGATCGGTCATGTCGTCAAGCAAAGTCCGCAGGGAGTGCGCCGCGTTTCTGGTTGCCGTGTCGGATGAGACGGTAAAGTCGCCAATGTCAGAACGCCATTGCTTGAGGCGCGACAACGGAACGTCCTTTCCGCTTGCGGCCAAGGCTTTGATTTCGTTGGCAATTCCGCGAATGCGAGGAGTTAGCTGGCCCGCAGGAACGCGGTCAATGTAATCCGTCGCTACCTTCACCGCAGCCTGCGCCTGTGTGCGAGTTGGGACGATGTTCACACCGCTGACCGCGTCGTCCATTTGCTTGACGATTTCACGCTGCGTTGCGGCAAGATTTGTCGGAGTTGCAGTTTTTGCGGTGCTTCCAAGCTGGCGCATGGTTGCGGCTGTAAAGTCCTCAAGCTGCTTGTCGGTTGCCTGAAGGCGGCCCTCCATTCGCATCAAGGCCTGCGAGCCTGTGCCTTGCCCGGTCGTGACATCGACGCCAGCTTCGCGCAGGACGTTTGCCATGCGGGCTGTTTCGTCGTCCCCGACGAAGGCACCGGGACGAGAAGCAAGCAATGACGCGCCGATGGCTGCCCCAGTGCGCGCGTAAGGCTCAAGGGCCGTGCCTTCAGTTGCCTGACCAGCGGCCTCGCTGGCAACGCCGGGGACAGCGCCGTAGCGCAGCATTGCGCTAGGCCCACCGAGAGCGCCAGCGCCACCTGCAAACTCTCCGGCTGTTGAGACGTATTCGCCAAGCAGGCCCGGAGCGACATAACGGCTTTCCGGCCCGATTACCGGGATAGACGCAAGCATCTCGCGGGTGTCTGGCAGCGCGGCAAGGCCACGGGACACCATAGAGGGTTGTTCCATGCCAAGAGCGTACTCAACGCCAGCCGCCCCCAGTTGAGCAAGGTTTGCCGGAATGGCGGGAACGTCGGCAATGCCGCGTGCAACCGCAGCGCCACCGCCACGGATCAACTCGCCCAACCGTTCGCCGGGCGTGTCAACAACGCCGCTGCCGATCACGTTTTCGTAGATCGTCTGGCCCAAGGTGCGCTCAGGCACCATCTGCGCCATAGCCTGCTCGTTGGCGGCTGCGGCTGCTTCCGCCGATCCGGGCTGCATTTGCAGCGTGCCAGCCTTTGCGGCGGCAATGCGCCGAGACGAAGTTTCTTGCTGAGCAACGCGGTCAATTACCGCTTGGTTTGTTCCTTCGGGGAACTCAAGCACCGTGCCGTCGAAAAGTTCTATTTCGATCATTCGATGCGTCTCCCCATGCTGTCGTATCTAACTCGACTTCCTGTCGCTGAAGTAGTCGCACCAGCAGCCGTCCCAAGGGCTTTTTCTTGGGCAATTATCTGGGCTGCCGACATTCCACCCTCAATTGCTGCGACCGCGCGCTGACGCGCTGCACGCTTGGCCTCAAGAACCGCTGGGCCATCACCCGGCTGCGGAAGATAGGTCACGCCGTAAAGGGCTTGTTCGGCGGGCGTGATGGCTGCGCCGGTATCTTTACGAAGTATGGCTTGCAAGAATTCATCGCTGGCCTGCTTTGCGACTTGATACTCAGGGCTTTGGACATTGCCGCGAATAACTCCGGTTGGATCAAGTTCAGCGGCTCGGCTGCCAAGGTTTGTAAGTTCCTCTGCGACAGGATCAAGAACAGCAAGCGCACCTTGCGCGCGGGTTGCAAAAACCACGTCCTTGCTTTGCGCTTCTGTAAGTGGCTTTGCCGTAGCAGCCCCCGGACCTTGAATTAGGCGGAAACCGCCTTGGCCATCGCTTTCAATGGTCATGCCTTGCGGCACGTCAACAGGATAGAAGCGTCCATCTGGGCCAAACTGGCCGCTCTGAGCGCCATATGTTGCGGCTTCTTCTGGAGTGGCCCTGCGGAATTCTGGTTGAGGGTTCCGCAGCTTGTCAACTTCAAGGCTCAGTTTTTCTTGCTCAAGTGCCGCCATCGGGTCAGCGGGCGTCATAGCAATCTTCAACGCATCAGCCGCAGGAAGGCCGCCCTCCATCGCCGCCGCGAGGTCTTCACGACCGCGCGAACGCAACCATTGAACGGTCGCATTCTTTTGCGCTGCCGTCTCACGGCTTTCGATGCCTTTCTGCAACTGCCCAATCAGCGCCTGATTGGGGTTGAGCGTCATGCCCTCAAGGCCGATG